GCATCCTTGCTAAACCTCTTATCACAAGATTTGAACTGTTTGCCATTCCACCCATCTCCCATGCTTTTGCTTCGTCATTAAATTGTTTACCTTGTTCTTCTAATTTTTTTGCTTCATCTTTTAAAAGATTTAATTGTTTACCACCCAATAAATCTTTGATACCCTCTACCATCGGGTTTTCATTTATAGTTTTTATAAAATCTCTTGCTCCTTTGTATATACTCACAACCCCGTCATAAAAACCCTTTATAGGTGGTACAATTTTATCAAATATCTCTTTTACTTTTGCTGCAAGCACCTCCATATTATTAATTGCCACACCTAATAACAAGAGTGATGCAAGTGAAGTTACCTTTGACATAATATCAATTGGTTTTGATAATACTTTCTTTCCAATATTTTTTAATGACCTACCAAAAGTTCCAGAGGTTGACTCAATTTTCTTTTCTTTCTTTTTTATTTTATCTCTTCTTGTATCGTCTAGTAGTAATTTTGATCTTTTCAATCTTAATTTTTTCATTTTGGCGTTTGAAGACACCAGAGAACTTCTTATGTTCTTTGCATTTAATTTTAATTGTTCTACCTGTTCAATCATTATATATCACTAAAACCTAAAGCAATCGGAACATCACTCATGTATTCATTAAATCCGTTTGTTGAACTTCCATCAATCACAGTGGTGGCACTACTATTTTTATCAATAGAATTGTCTACCTTTCTCATGTCAATTGGAGGTAATTCAACAAATTCAAAACTATTATTGTTATTTAAACTTAAATTTTCATCATTACTTATGGGTTTCACATTACTACCCTCTCTATCAAAAATATTAAAAGTACCCATTGGACCTGAACGAGAGTCTTTAAAAGTACTAAAATCTAAATCTTCATTATATTCAGCTTCCTTTGCAATTTGTTTCGCATTCTTAAACGGATTAAGACCATAACTCATCTGTTGACCAGTTTTTAAAAAATAAATTTGCTCTGCCACTTCTTTTCTAATACCCTTAAAACCTGCAAGTTTATCACCATATAATTCTTGTAATTCCTTATCACTCATATTCATTATCTTTTCCAAGTCAGCAATCATTGCTTTTCGATCACCACCATATTGATTTTGCAGGACTTCGTTTACTCTTTCTGCTCCTGTTTTTCCCGTAAATCCATGAATAAATGCTGCAGTTAATCCAAGACCTAGTAGGACATATGGATTTAAAAGAATACCAAATAAGGTTCCGATACCTGCAAATGCTCCAATCAAACTTACAATCACACCTGCACCAGCTATAGCAGCGATACCACCAAGAACTAATTTCCAATTTTCAGTCAACCATGTAAATGCACCATCAAATTTCATACGATTTTCTTTATCTGCAAAGAAAGAAAATGCAGTATTGACTAAACCACCAATACCAATCAAAGTTAAGAAATTACCAATCCTACCAAAAATATCAGTAAAGGGTTTTACAAGTTTACCACTTGTTTTAGATATAAATCCACCAACTTTTTTATTTGATTTTTTTGCATCTTCTAGTTCATCTTCACTATCTTTTTGTCTTTTTTTCCTAAGAAGATCTCTCATCTTCTTTATTTCTTTTTCCTCTTCCTCTTGTCTTCTTAAATAATCTGTTGTTAGTATTTCACTCACATCTCTCAAAATTTCATTTGTTTCCTCCAAAGTAACATTGATTGGACTATCTTTAGGTGAAATCTTATCTCCTATGTCAATTTTCTGTGCTTTGAATATATTTTTTATTTTTGTTATTTTCTTTTCATTATTAGCGACTCTCTTTTCAAGACCACCAATTTTCATTGAGGTTACTTTAATTTTCGGACCACTATTCATAGCAGTCATCTTATTCATAAAATTTTCATATGCTGGAGATTTATCATCCATTTTTTCTTTGTTGCGCTTTTAAATTTTCTTCTTCAATATGTTCTTTAAGAAGTGATACATAAATATCCTTTTCCCAAGGAATCATGTTCTCAATCTCTGTTAATGAATATTTATGATGCTGAATCAAAGCAAAGTTTAATTTATAGTATGACTCTAGATTCGTGTGAGCCATACCTAGCTGAAAAAAGCAGCCAGACCCTCCAATACAACAGTTGATTCAACTTCAGTTATCGGATTTTTTACCTTGACTGGATGACTTAATTTTGGCATTGTATTGAAGAACTCTTCAATTAATTGAAATTGTTTTGTATTTAATTGATCAATAAATTCTTCAAGTTCTTTTTCTGTTGAATCAGAACCAACCCAACTTTCCTCTTCAGTGTATATGACATCAATACAAGATGTTATAACTTTAAGGGTTGATGATATACTTTGGTCATCCTTAGATTCAAAGTTACTTCCAATAAATTGATCAAGAGAAGGATACTTTAACTTTAATGATAAATTATCATCCAATTTAATTATGTTCTTATGTTTTCGATTCTTTTTAACTTTAATCGAATCAATATCAATAGAAACTGTAACCGAAGTTTTATTATCATCAGGGCAAATTATATTGACCTCTACAGTCTCACCTACCGACTTAGCACGAATGTTCAAAAATAAGTATTCAATGTCAAATGTTGAAAGATTTTCAAATTTAATACCCTTTGTCAAAATACACTCTGTCAAAATATCAACAACTGCTTGTGTAATTTGTTTGATATCTTCAGTTTCAAGAGCCATAATAAGGATTTTTTCCTCTCGAACAAGAAATGGTCTATATTTGACTTTTTTTCCTGTGGAAGGTAACACCAATTCATAAGTCGGTGTATTAACTTTAGGTAAAGGCATGATAAATTATCAATTCAGTAAGATTATTTATAGGGGTTTTCTAACCCTTTATTATATAGCGGTCAAAATTGAAAGAAACAGTCACTTTTAATAAATCTGCACTCTTATATGAAACAGGGATTGCACCCATACTTTTTGGAAATACATTTACAAACTGATATCGAAGTGATCTTTTATAGTTTTTTTCAAATTTATTAATATACATTGTATTGCATTTATATGTGTCTGGATATCTCATTCTTTTGTAATATGCACGATGAGATTGACTTACTGACCCATCAGACCCACTTGAAATGTACTCCATCCAACCTTCAAACATTTTTAATAATGTATAATCCTCATCAATGTAAAAAGAAAAATCGGTATCAGTATATAATCTTGTGTGTGCAAACTGTTGAGGAACACCCATAAAATTATCTTTGACCTCTGCTGTAGCATATGCGGTTGTGGGTAAATTCGCATCACTACATAATATTCCAGCTCTTCTGGATAAAAAATCTTTTATATTACCTATACCTGTGTAACTAGAAAGATAAGATTCTACAGATGGTGTCAGAGATGAAAAAGTGACAATATAATGATTATCTTGCGCTAAAGATCCTATCAGACCCTTAACGTTTGACATCGTTATACTTCTAGCTAATGATTCTCGCACTCTAAATACGTATATATTGTTATTTCTATTTATGTCATATAAAGGAAAATATTATCCATCATACCCTCGAAAGTATAAAGGTGATCCTACAAACATCATTTATAGGTCACTTTGGGAGAGAAAATTTATGGTTTATTGTGACAAGAATGATAAAATACTTGAGTGGGGAAGTGAGGAGATAGCATTACCATACCGTTCTCCTGTTGATAATAAGGTTCACAGATACTTTCCTGACTTCTATATTAAGGTTCAAGAGAACACTGGTCGTATCAAACGATACCTGATAGAAGTAAAACCACATAAACAGACACAAAAACCAAAAAAACCCAAAAGACAAACCAAGAATTATTTAAGAGAAGTCTATGAATACGCTAAGAACCAAGCAAAATGGAAAGCAGCAACAGAGTATTGTGAAGACCGTTTGTGGGAATTTAAGGTGATGACTGAAAACGAATTAGGAATCAAATGAGTCGTATCGCACCACTAGTAGATGATCTTCTCGGAACAGAAGATGCTGACGATATCATGATTGAAATCATGGATGTCTTAGGTGATAGTATAGCATCAACTCCTGAAGTTGGCAAGATATATGTATTTGTATATCAACCAAAAACACCAGGTCGTTATGATCAAAATCCACTAGTAGCAGTGACAAATATATTTGATTGGGGATTTAAAGGTATTAACTTTCATTGGGGTCAATCTCGTTCATATACCTTTCAAGAAGTGGTTGGTCAATTGTATCAGGTTACAAATGAGGAGTTACAAGACCTAAATACTTTACCATTCGCAAAATACCGTATAAATAACTAAAAATAAGATAAATGACAGATTCATATACATTTGAAAGAGGTAGGGGTAATGGTCTTAGAGTAAGCGAACAAGAATTTAAGAACCAACTAGAGAGAGAACGACTTAGAAATAATCCAGCTGAATTTTATGGTACGAATCAATTTGGTGAAAATACTGAAGTAGTTGCTGAAAATGATGGAAATGAAAAAGAAGGTGGACAACGTAATTTTGGAGATGATTACAAACAACAAGAATTATACTACGCATCAGATGAGTACAAAGAAACTTTAGAACCCTATGAAAAATCCTCAAGTGGAAATAATGTCAATAGTGATAATGCTGCTAGATCTAAAAAATTAACTGAAGAAGTAAAAGAACAAAATCGTAAAAGATTATCAAAATACAATCAAAGAAGACAAGGTGGAGTATTGAGGTATCCCCTTGAATCATTGACAGAACATACTGATTATTTACAGATAGACATAGAAAAATACGTTCCCATAGGTAGTGGTTATGCATCTGCACCAGGTGAGGCAAATAGATATGTAACTGGAAACTATTTTACAACAAACAGAGCTGGTAGAAGATCTGCATCAAAACTATCCACAAAACCATTGATAAATGCAGGGACAATTTTGCTTCCAATACCTGCTTCTTTACAAGACACTAATAATGTTCGATATGACAGTTCAAATCTTAATGGACTTGCAGCTGCTGGTGTTGAACTTGCAGAGGGTTCAATGAAAGCCATAGATTTTACAAAACCAGTTCAGCAACAAGCAGACGCATTACGTGATGCTGCTGGAGGTTTTAAGGGTAGAGTTGTTGATGGTGTAGGTTCACCTAGTGCAGCAAAAGATATTATAATAAAATCTCTTGCATCAGCAGCTGTGAATCAATTTGGTGCAAACACAAACTTTAATCAGTTGTTAGCAAGAAGCACAGGAGAAATATTAAATCCGAATATGGAACTTTTATTTGGAGGTCCGACTCTTCGTAATTTTAGATTCCAATTCAAATTTACACCAAGAAATGAAAAAGAATCAGAGCAAGTCAGATTAATAATTCGTGCTTTTAAGAGAAACATGGCACCACAGGCACAAGGTGGTCAACTAAATTCTGGCAACTGGTTCTTAAAAACTCCAAACGTATTTAAATTAAGGTATCGCACAGGAAGAAATGATCATCCCTTCCTTAATAAATTTAAACAGTGTTTCTTAAGTGATGTTCAAACGACATACACTGCTGACGGAGTTTATTCAACTTATGATGATGGCACACCTGTATCAATGACTTTAGATTTATCATTTAAGGAGATACAACCAATTTATGATATAGATTATGATGCAAGACCAGGCACACAGGCAGTAGGTTACTAATGGGTTATTTTAGAGAACTACCTAATTTAAGATATCCATCTTTTTTACCAGAAAAAACATCTTCACTTGATTATGTTGAAGTAAAAAATATATTTCGTCGTGCCAAGTTAAGAGATGATTTACAAAATAATTTTACAGTATTTGATAAGTATGAAGTTCCAATGGGTGCAAGACCAGATACAGTTGCTGAAGATTTGTATGGAAGTGCACAATTTGATTGGGTAATTCTAACAGTAGCAGGTATCATAAATGTAAGAAATGAATGGCCACTAAGTGATAAAGACATATATGATTATTCTTTTGATAAGTATGGAGAGAGTTTAAATTCTGTAAAATTTTTTGAGACTAAAGAAGTCAAAGATACAAGTGGCAGATTAATTCTACCTAAAGGAAAAGTTGTTGATAGTAATTTTACAATACCAAAACCTGGTGAACCAACAGCAACTTTGAATCCTGTCACAGGAATAAGTAATTATGAATATGAGGTTCGTTTAAATGAAGAAAAAAGAAATATATTTGTTCTGAGAGAAGAGTATTTACAGGAATTTTTGAGTGACATGAGAGATTTGATGATATATAATGAATCATCAGAATACCTTAATGATAAAGTAATTCAAACAGAGAATACGAATATAACCTTGCCATAAAAAAAGGAGGTCGTTTGACCTCCTGTATAATTATTCTTCTGCGAGTTTCGCAAAGTACGATAATGCATCATCCTCGTCTTTGTCTACCGTTGAGGTAGTTGGAGGTGCGGATACAGCAGCAGTTACTAACTCTTCTGCTTCACCACGATCATCATCTTCATCGAAGAC